GGACAGTATGTTGGTGATAGTGAAATTTGCATACCAACACCGGCCTTTAAGCGACACACGGGCATACTGGAAATGCTCAGAGATGATCTGCAGGTCCCAACTGTGCGTAGATGTGCATTTTTTAAAATACCTGTCGGCCATAAAGTAGGTCGTCATACGGACTTTGGCAGTTATTATCTAAACAAAGATCGATATCATGTCAGTATATCTGGCAGATACAGATACACCGTAGGTGATGAGACAGTAGACATTGAACCCGGAACATTTTTTTGGTTCAATAATAAAGTTGACCATGAAAGTGAGAACATAGCCAACGAGCCTAGAATTGCCTTTATATTCGATGTGCCCATGGATCCTAGAAATCCTTAGATATATAAATATAATTACACAAGAGGGATAGACTCTTTAAACCTATCATTTTACACACAACACACAGGAGTAATAAAATGTCAAATATGACCCCGTTCGAGATTCGCCTTGAACTTCTAAAAATGGCGAAAGACATGCTCACCGAAGATTATTATGGTAAGCGTGAATCAATCAGTCAAGATTGGAATGTCAAAGTTGAAGTTGCAAAACTCAATGGCGGAACAATTCCAGATCATCCAGGCTTTCCGGTATATCCAAGCGAAAAAGATATTATAAGCAAGGCTCAAGAATTAAACGGCTTTGTAAGTAACATCGATACTAAACCAACTATTACAACTAAGAAATCTACTGTAACACATAACGCCGCATAGCCCAGGACAAGAGTCACCTCTTGTCCTAGTCCTAAAGGAGATACAATGTTTAACAAACTAATATTACCAGTTTTAGCAATATCGTTTATTATTACAGCAATCCTAGCAACAAATCCCATAGGTGACCTAGTCGCCGCAGAAGATAGACCCTTAAAGGTTAACTATGAAGATCTAAATCGCTCAGCACGCCAACAGGTAGATTGTCTGGCACAGAACATGTATTTTGAAAGTGGTTGGGAACCCGAGACAGGCCAGATTGCCGTGGCCATGGTTACCATCAATCGTCAGGAAAGCGGAGACTTTGCTCCCACCATCTGTGGAGTAGTCAAACAAAAAATTGCCGATACCTGTCAGTTTAGCTGGGTTTGTGAATACAAAACCATCAACAACATCAACCGCGATGTTTATCTCCGAATCCGAAATCTGGCAGTATATGTATATGCCAATCGTGAACGCATCAAAGATCCTAGTCTAGGAGCCCTGTACTATCATGCCGACTATGTGCGCCCGGGCTGGAAGAACATGATTTACCTGACCAAGATTGGGCATCATAAATTTTATAATCGCAAGGAAGTATAATGAACATAAAACAATCTAATTTAATTTTTGGTGGCATAGCTGCTTTAATTCTGGTTATCATATTAGCATTTTGGAATTTTAAAATTACCGAAAGCAATCTCATGAGCAAGAACATACAGGATGCCATGAGCAAGGGCATTGATCCACTGAGCGTGCGTTGCACCTATGCGGCCGACACAGATAATATCTGTCTGGCCTATGCTCTTCGAAGCCGAGAACACAATACCGATTTACCTGCAGTAATTAGAAAATAGAGTTGGGGCTATCTCTTAAAATAGCTGTTGTTAATAATAGGAGTAAAAACAATGAAATACTTACCAAAATTAGATGTTAACTTAGTTGCAAACATCGTGGTAGCATTGCTTGTTGTTAAAGTATTAGCAAAACTTTTAGGATAATGTACTAGGAGTTGGTGATCTCCACAAAATCACCAATAATTTTATTGACTCTTGAAAATAAAACCCTTATAATTACGATATATACTATTGTAGTATGACTTTAATATTAACTGACTGATTGGAGATACCTGGTTCATGAAACTAAATCAACCCCCAAAGAAAAAAGAATTGAGTAAGCTGCAACAGCAATTATTCAATAATAATCCGTTGTTCATCAACAAACCGCAAGAAAACAAACCACCTAAGATTTTTATTGCTACACCAATGTTTGGTGGGCAAGCCAATTACATGTACATCATCAGTCTGATTAATACACTGACTACATTGGGCCAGAATGGTATTGCCAGCATGTTTGAGATTGCTGCCAATGAAAGTTTAATCACCAAGGCTCGTAATATTCTGGTAGAAGGTTTCCTTAAATCAGATTGCACACATTTATTATTCATTGATGCCGATCTGGGCTTTGATCCCAATGATGTATTGAGAATGATTCAGGCTAACAAACCATTGATTGGTGGTCAGTATGCTAAAAAGAAAATTAACTGGGATGTAGTCAAGCGCGTAGTGCAGGGTGTTCCTGATATTCCAGGTCCACATATCAATGCCGTGGTTGCTGAAAGCACATTCAGACCCATTGGTGATGTCATGAGTTTTGATATCAACCAACCAGTCGAAGTAGAAAGCATTGCCACAGGCATGATGCTGATCAAACGTGAAGTATTTGAAACCATGGCTGCTAAGTTGCCAGACATTCAGATTATTTCAGGTGGTTCAGAAACCATGGATCCCAAGACCATGACTCGTATTACAGATGCACATAGAACTGCTCATAGCTACTTTGACGTAAGCATTGACCCACAGACCAAAGCATATACCAGCGAAGACTTTACCTTCTGCAAACGCTGGAGAAGTCTGGGCGGACAGGTATTCCTGGCTCCATGGACTCGTACAGTTCACGTTGGTACTTATGAATATGTTTGTGATCTGGGTGCTGTGGCAAAATATACACAGACCATGATGGATCATAATCCAGGAAGCCAACAGGCTGTTGGCGAAGGTGCTAAACAACCAGATGCTGGTATTACACCAGTCACGGTGGCTGCATAATGTCAGGCATCAATGATAAGATTGCCGGTCAGGACGTAGCGGGCTTCAAGCTCATGGGTCCAGATGGTCAGGTCAAGGATCATAAATTAGTCAGTGAAATTGGTGAGGTCACACTTACCAATGAATTCATGATTAGTCGTGAATTTGCCAGTGCCAATGACTTTAGTAGCTGGATTGAAAATCAGCATCAGCAGACCAAGGTTCCTCGCATGGATCTGGTCATAGATTACTGCCAGCAGCGAGACATAGACATTGAGACCATTAATCCACTTATCAACAAGGTGCTAAAAGAGCGAATCCGCATTGAAGCTCAGGAAGCCCGATTAATGAAACCCACAGGAAGGTTACCTATCTAATGACAGAGTTTGAGGCCTATAAGATTTACCTGGCCCTCAAAGCTCATTTCCAGACTGATGAATATGATGTAGTTAAAATGCGTGGCCGAATCAAGGCCTCGCGTCGAAGCTTTGAGGGATTAGGAAAAGAATTTGCATTCCGTAGACTGGTTAAAGTATATGATAAAGAAGAAGCTGTCTGCAACTTCATGGTGGCTAACTTTATCTCTGGCAGTCGCTGGGGTGGTGTATTTGATGTAGAAGCTGCCAAGCAGTACATGACCTGGCAGCGACGCAATCAGGCTCTGAGCTATGTGTTTGAACAGGACCTGGTTAAATTATTTGAGGAGGCAGCAGAAGATGGCGTTACTGATATTTTTAAACATGATCCTGGCACTCATCCTTATATACTAAAAGCATTCCTAAGAAATACCATATGCCCAGAAACACTGGTCATACTAAATAAGATTACAAATTTTATTGACATCATTGACCTGGCTGATTCTGACCCAGTCTGGCCCACAGTTAGACGGCTCATAGTTAAATATGCTCCGTTTGTTAAAGTAAACTTAGAAAAATTTAAAGACATTTATCATGCCCATAGAGTCCACTGAAGATATGATTAGCAAAGAAAGAGTTCGACAATTAGAAGAAGCTGTTCTGGACCTTAGTGCCAGCATACAGCATCTGACCCAGGGCATTCAGGAAATGCAAAAGGTTATCATTCGCATTGCTACCAATCAGCAGCAGTTGGCTGAACGAGTAGCAACGTGGCCTTTTATCCAGGTAGAAAGAAAAAGTCGCAGAAAGCCTGGAGGTTCTATTGACAAAGATGATATATAATTATATAATGATGGTAGTGATGAGAAATATTTTATCATGGTAACACAAAACGAAGTACATACAATTCATACAACGCATATACGAAGGAGATACACATGGCTTTTAACAGCTTATCAGATCTAAGAAACAATCGTGGCAATTTCGATACTTTGATGAAAGAAGTAGAGAAGATTGCTAATCCCCAAGGTCAGGACAGTCGCGATGATGACCGTTTCTGGCAACCCTCAGTAGACAAAGCAGGCAATGGTTACGCAGTAGTTAGATTTCTAGCAGCTCCCAAAGGCGAAGAAATGCCCTGGGTTCGAGTTTGGAATCATGGCTTCAAAGGCCCAACAGGTAAATGGTACATTGAGAATTCACTAACCACTATCGGTAAGCCAGACCCAGTTTCAGAATTAAACAATGAGTTATGGAATTCCGGAACCGAGGCCAACAAGAACATTGCTCGTGATCAAAAACGTCGTTTAACCTATATTGTTAATGTATTAGTTCTGCAGGACCCAGCTAATCCAGCCAACGAAGGTAAGGTTAAACTTTATAAATTTGGTAAACGCATCTTTGACAAGATTAAAGATACCATGCAACCAGAATTTCCAGGCGAAGAACCAGTCAATCCGTTTGATTTCTGGAAGGGAGCTAACTTCAAGCTGAAGATTCGTAATGTGGAAGGTTATCGCAATTATGACAAGTCAGAATTTGAAGCACCTAGTCCTTTAGCGGATACCGATGACAAAATCGAAGCCATCTGGACACAGCAGCATTCATTAGTGGACTTCCTAGATGCTCGTCATTTCAAGAGCTATGACGAACTCAAGAAGAAGTTGACTGATGTACTTAGTGGTGTTCCAGCAGCAGTGCGTCATGCCGAAAAGGTTGACCTAGATCAGCCAGTTGCTAAACCAGCAGCGGCAGCACCTGTGGCACCTAGTTTAGAAGAAGATGATACCAGTATCAGCTATTTCGCTAATCTAGCAGCCGAAGATTAAAAACTCCCTTAAAGAAGGAGTTTTATAAGGAGAGACTTAAAACGCCTCTCCTTTTTTTATACCTGATAATTACGGAACTGATGGCGATTAAAAGCACTCTCAGTAGGTCTGAGACTAGCCATGGGAATGTTAATATTAGGAGGTGCTACAGGGGTACTATTATAATTATTAATTATGGTAGGCTGACCTACTTCAACACTGGGTTTTTTCTTTTCTTCATTGGCTGTAGTCAGGGATTTAATACTATTTGAAACACTTTCAGTAGCCTTGGGTATGACCTGGTTGGCTGAATGAGCAAAATCCTGTACTGATTTAAGAACTCGTTTAGCGGTATCCTTGATGGGGTCGCCTTCGATTTTATCATTAATTTTTTCACCTACATATTGCCCTGCCATACTCCCTGCTACACCACCAAATGGATTGGCTGTTACAACGTCACCTACTACACCACCAACAAGACCACTGGACCCTGAAACCAATGATTTGGTTAGGTTACCAGTTTCTTCATACTGTAATACAGCATCTGTAATAGCATACAAAGGAGCTAGTATACCTACACGACCTGCTAATTTTTTAGCACCTCCCTTGGCATCTAATTTCATTTTATCAATGCCCGTGGGTGTTTTCGTAGGACGAGCTTTACCCTCTTTATCAATCTCAAACCATTTACCATTCTTTTGATACTTAGTTCCAGGTTTGCGTTCTCTAACCTCGCCTTTGTCGTCAACCAGTACACGACCGTTTTTATCAACTGAGGATTTAGTTTTTATTTTAGCGTCGGGCGCCTGGGGTGTTTTATTTCTGTTTAATAGTTTACTGGCTAATTTATATCCTAAGACTTTGTTTAGGATATTTCCTAATCCATTACCTATGCTTTCTAATAACCCTGGACCTTTTTCTTCTGAACCAGCTTCAACTCCTTCAGTGTCCTTGGCCAAACCGGATCCGGTAAACATGGGACCTTCCTTGGCTTCAAGTGGTTTAACAAAAGCCGGAGACTGATAAGCAGCCGGTATGGCCTTTTGTATGTTGGTTTTAGCCTGATTGCTTGCAGTACCACCCAATCGTTTGGACAAGTCATCTATGGATTTTTTAAGGGCCTTGGTGTCATCATGAGTGCCGGTTTTAAGTTTAAGTATTACGGCTTCTAGCTCTTTGAATATCTGAACCTGTTCTTCAGTAGCGTCTTTTAGTAACTCTTCGCGCTTCTGGGTCTGTTTAATAAACTCTTCAAATATTTTAGTATTAGCATTGGGGTTAAGCACTGGACCCATGGCTGTTCCTGCAGTAGCAGGACCCTGGCCCATGCTTTTGAGGATGCGCATAAACTCTTCTTTGCTTACACGATCTACCTGGGTTGATTTAGCACCGCCTTCGCGATAACTGGTCAGTTCAGAATACCCACCCAGGTTCTGTTGGCCCTGGATGAGATCTGATAGTTTAACTGAGGACTTCTTGGCCATTATTCAGCGTATCTGCCATTAGGAACTGGATCTGGTTCAGCTACAGGTGTGGCTGATGTCTGTGTCCAGGTATCGGTAGTTTTGGTTCCCAGTGTTGCTCCGCCATTGGGATCAATACCTTTATTAATCATGGCTTCTTTTTCCTTACCACGAGTCCAGGCAGCAATACCTAAAATACCTCCCATGGCTAGATGATCTAGTCCTCCGCCCTGTAAGGTCAGGGGTGTCCATGAGGTCACAGCCTGACCTGGATTCCAATATTGTAGGATGTTAAAAATAATTGGTCCTACTATAAAATCAAACCAAATTGTAGCCATGTATGTAATAGCCATCATAGGACGCCATTTTTTGGTCATCCAATCTTCTGTAGATAGTGCTGGTTTAGTTGCCATTTTATTTCCTTTTAATGTTGTTGTTCCTGTAACTTTTGGTTCTCTTCTTTTAGATGATTAACCAACAACATGATATAAATTTCCCTTTCCCACGGCATCATATTATCTAACTCGGTTAAACTATACTTATGAAACTGCATTAGACTAAAATTAGTCTGATAATAGTTTAACAGAG